GTTCTCGTGGGTCAACGGCTCCGCTCTCAAGGCTTGGGAGGGCAACGGCATCATCGGCGGTCGCCTCGTCGTGGACGAGGTAGACAAGGCTTCGGGCGACGTGTCCGCAACCCTACTGGCGATGCTGGACTCGCCCGAATCGGCATCGTGGGAGCATCCCGAGAACGGACGCATCCATCGTCCCCGTCAGGGCTTCTCTGCAATCATGACCACGAACGTGGAGAACATGGAAGAACTGCCCACGGCGCTCTCCGACCGATTCCCCGTCCGCATCCGCATCAACGCTCCTCATCCGAGCGCGCTGGAGCGTCTGTCCCCCGACCTGCGTGAGTACGCGGTGCGTATGGCTGACGCTGGCAACCGCCGTGTCTCGCTCCGAGCCTTCATGGCGTTTGACCAACTGCGCAAGACGCTGGGTGTCCAAAAGGCAGCGAACATCATCTTCCGCTCTCGTGCAGAGTCTGTGCTGGACGCACTCGCTATCAACGAGGTGAAGTGATGCCAGTACTGACCGAGCCCGAGTGGCTTGGGCGTAAGGACTCGCCCGATGGTCGCTGGGTCGTGCATGAGTGCGAACCTGTTCGCGGTGCTCCTGCCACCAACGTCATCGGGAAGGAGATGCACGTTCCTACTGGCGACAACCAGTACGAGCGTGTCATCCGCGCCCATGAGATGATGCATGCCAAGGTCTCTCCTGGAGATGACTGGGACAAGTGGATTGCCCGTGGCATGGCAAGCAAGCGAGCGATGGTCGCGTGTGAGGAACTGCGTGTCAATCTCCTCATCGGCAAGGCTGGCTTTGACCCCATGGTCCTCTCCGATGGTTCAGAGACGGAGTCGGGCGAGAAGATTGCTCAGCACGGAACGTGGGCTGACGTGGTTTACGCAACCATTGCCTACTCCAATTCGGGTGGTCTCAAGCCCTTCCTCAACGGTGTGCGTCGTCACAAGCGTGAGTGGGGCAAGGCTCTCGTCGCTATCAGCAAGAAGGCTGTCAAGCAGATGGAGAATGACTACCGCTTTGGCTTCCTCGCCTCCACGGAGGCTCACAAGAGAACTGGGCTGAACCCCTACGGTTTCTCCTGCACGGAGCGACTGGCTGAATGGGTGGACCGAATCGCCTCCATCAAGCCTGAAAAGGAAGAGGAGCAGGAGAAGGAGAAGAGCGAGTCTCGCGAATCCTCCAGCGGTTCATCCTCCACCAGCGAGTCTCGTCAGGCTGGCGGTAGTGGCAAGACGGAGACCGACATGGTCAATGCCGTCAAGAAGATAGAGATGAACACGGATACGACCGTGCCGACGTGGAGCGAACTCGTCATGGAGCGACTCCCCATGCCGAAGCAGACTCGTGGCAACATCGGGAAGAAGCGTGTGGCATCCAACGTCGGTCGCTCTCCCCGACGACTCCATCGCCTCATGACCGACCCCGAGAAGCGTGTCTTTGACAAGGTCTCCCGTGGCATGGGTGGCATCGTGGTCATTGACGCATCGGGCTCCATGCATTTCTCTAAGGACCACATCCGCCTCATCGTGGAAGCGAGTCCAGGAGCGACGGTCGTCGCCTACTCAGACATGGACAACGGAGCAGGCGCACCAAATGCTTGGGTCCTTGCGGAGAATGGCAAGATGGTTGAGGAACTTCCGAACACGGGAGCAGGCAACGGCGTGGACTTCCCCATGCTTGAGTGGGCTGTCAAGCGTCGTAAGCGTTCCTCTGAACCCATCGTGTGGGTCACCGACGGTGCGGTCTGTGGACCGACGGGCGGTTTCCACAACATGCTCGCCATGCAATGCATCAACTACTGCAAGAAGAATCGCATCGCCGTGATTCCGAACGTGGGTGAAGCGTTGACCGAACTCGCTCGTATGCGCGCTGGCAACAGGGCTCGTCGTAAGTGGGGCTACTACCTGCGTGACGCCTACAGGATGTCCATGGGTGAGCGTCTGCAGGACGACGAGGTCTGACAAGGTGTCCGAGCCCCAGGGAGGTCTTCCTTCCTTTCTTTCCTCCCTGGGGTTTCGGATTAACGCTTGAGTAGTGCCCTATCCCAGATGCGGGCGAACATCAATCCCGTGACCATCAGACACGTCTGGGTCCATGAGGGACGGCCACCAATGATGGAAGCATCATGAAGAACGAATATCACGAAGTACGCAATCAATGAGTAGAGCAATGTTGAAATTGAAAATGAAGCGAGGCCAGCGATGAACACCACAGTCGGTGGCACGTCTTCGCCCTCTAGTGATGGGTCTGGCGGGTCCAGGCGCCAGTCGTATGGCTCACGCATTCGTCCGCTTCACAATCTGATGAACGCGCTGACGGCTGAGGTCAAACGAATCGGCAATCTGGCGCAGGCTCATCCCGCGTTGGCGCATCTGAAGAATCTCGCTGTTGCGTGGGTAGTTCGTTGCAGGGCCAGGCTTCAGCGGGCCCCACTCCCAACCAGGCACCGCGTTAAGGCGCGCGACACGGTCGGCAGGAAGCACGCCCTTCTTGTAACGCTGACGAACGTAGCCCACCCAGGCACCGACCGCCACTTCCCTGCCACCCACGACCTCTACGTGGAGAGCGGGGCACCTGGAATGGCCTTCGCGCTGAGCGAACTGCTCAATGGCCTGGATGTACAAATTGAATCTGGTGTTGTTGTCCATGGGCGGAGTTTAGAACATCTCTATATCGCGTGCGCGAGCGAACAAATTTTCTCAGAAGTTGCCACCCGTCTTACATCATGGTACGGTGGCGGAAAGGAGTCTGTGCGTGTCAGAAATCAATGATGAACCCTTCGGTATTCCCGAGGAGTGGACCAGAGAACAGGCCCTGGAGGAACTGAAGAAGTTCGGGGAAAAATACCCCCAGACCAGGGCTGCCATCAAGGAGATAACTCCAGAAGAAATGGGGTCCCTTCTCTTTATCGCGACTGGCCCTGACGTACTCATCCAGGCGATGCATTACAAAGACGACGCCCTGGACATGTCAACAATTCCTAACATTTTTCCCAGCAACGAACCAGGGAAAGTCATCGCGGGTTTTCCAGATTCATTAATCACAAAGATGATTGAAAAAGTGGAAAAAGATTACTCAGCGGAATATCAGGATTACATGTGGCAGAAGGCCCTCGGGTATCTGATGGAGACGGTGGTGGAAATGATTGACAAAGGCCAGGTCAAGCAACTCAGGGTGGAGGACATTCTGTGAAGACGTGGAATGAGGCGGCCATCCAGGCAGTGGACGACATCTTCCTCACCAGGGTGGTAGGTGTCCAGACCTTGATTGATGCCAGAAAGTTCTTGGACAAATTTATTCAAGATGCCCAGAACGACTCAGTACAAGATGCTGCTTTGAACTGGAGAATCTTCGGAGCAACCTCGCTGGGCGCAGGCCAGACAGCAAAGGTCATCCCGCATAGGGCAAGCCCAGAATTCAGGGGATATTCCTCAGCGATGGCGGGCACACTGATACGTAAACAAAAGGACTACGGCCCAGACGCGATTATGCGATTCGGAACAATTGGCATCCTGGTCCGCACTCACGACAAAGTGGCCCGCCTTGAGAATCTCAAAAAGAAAGAAGAAGACCCGCTGAACGAATCAGTCAAGGATGGATATCTGGACCTTCTCGGGTACGCAGCGCTCGGGATGATTTTGGAGCGCGGGCAGTTCCCCCTGCCGATGGTATGAAGAACCTCATCATCGGGGCCTACGAAATCCTACGTTACAGAACCTGGATTGTATACGACCCGTATGATTCCTCTATCGTCTACGCGGGCCGCCGCCGAGATTGCCTCCACATCCAGGAGACCATGTATGGCGGCTTGGTAGTGATGCCTCTCAAGGACCCTTACATCTAGCCACGGTGGCGGAAAGGACTGGCGAAGTGCCCCCTGGGGGAGCGCCGACGCCACCTACAACAATCGCGCTCACCCCAGGAGGGCTTGACAACGGGGTGAAAGGAGGAAAGGCCCCGCCGTCGGGTGGAGAAACTACACCATCGGTATGTCTTCTTTCAAGAACTTCTCCGAAGCGGCGGAAAAAAATCCGCTCACAGAGTTGCTCAACTCGCGGGGCCCTGCTAAGGTGCCCGACACAACAAGCGGCATGCCGACGCTACCCAGGAAAAAACACCCTTGGAAAATGGGGTGAGCCTGGCATGCGCAAAAATAAAAAGTGAATTTCGGAAAGGTTCCCCCGAACCCCCTCCAAAGTGGGGTTGAGGTCAAGGAGTTGGTCAATGTCTATGTGACATGGCTCAAACCCATATGACCTCCAAGGGTTGCAATCTTCCTGATTTACAGATATCATTCTGACCGTGGTGGAAGAACCGAAGAAACGAGGTCGTCCTCTGTCTGAGAAGTCTCTGTCTAGGTCCAAAAAGGCTGCACAGGTCTCAAAGGAAGACAAGCAGGAAGTCTTTGACTTCTGGGTCAGGACTCTCAAGTCGTCCGCGCGGCGCAAACCAATTCTTGATGAGAAGAGGTCAGCAACAATCGGCGCGGCAATTTACGACTATGGCGTGGAGCAATGTAAACAAGCCATAGAAGGCTGCTCCCTCTCCCCCTTCCACATGGGGAGGAACAAGATGAACAAGCGCTATGACGACATAGAACTCATCCTCAGGGACTCAGAACACGTAGAGAGATTCCTAGGGGTATACGACTCCCAGTCAGACGAGAAGGAGCCCTGGTGACCAAACCAGAACTGGAAGAACTTGTCCTCCAAGTCTTCGCAACCTTTGACAAGCAGTTACTTGATGTGGATAGGAAGCATGTCCTCAGGGCGTGGTACGACATCCTCCACGACCTCCCCTACGATGGAGCCAAGAAGGCATTCCTCAGGTTGGCCACCACAGCCACCTACATGCCAAAGCCCCCCGAGATTCGCCGCGAATATCTCCACACTTTAGTTCCCCAACAATCTTCACCCTATGTTGCTTGGGCAACTATGGTTGGGTTGATAAAAGGGGTCAATAATGGGACCATCAATAAGACCCCCATTTCCGAGGCCCTCCAGAAGACCATACAATTGTTGGGTGACTCTGCTTGGGGTATGGACACCTACGAAGACCAGAAAGCGTTCATGCGGGTCTACGAGGAAGTCGTGACCGAAATGCAAAAACAAATCTACGAGATTCCTGAAAAAGGAGCGGAATGACAGTCACCACAACCCTCGGAACATCCAATCCTGAGTTCCAGCCCACCTTCCCATCCTGCCTCGGATGTCGGTTCTACGTCCCCAATCCCCAGGCAGACCACGGAGTCTGTCACCGCTATCCCAAGGCTGAGATAGTCTCCTACTCCTACTGGTGCGGAGAGTTCCGCGAATCCCGAGGATTGGAGACCAAGTGAAGCGCAATGTCGGCAGACCCCCAGTCTCTCCCACCAAAGACTCCACCACCCTGACCCTCCGAGTCAGCGCAGACTTCAAGCGTCGGCTAATGTTTCAGGCAGACGCCGTAGGGATGACCCTTACGGAGTACCTGATAACACTGGTGGAGCGCGATGGGACGGAAACCGACTAGGGCAAGAAACCCCAAGGCAGAGCATGTCATCTCCATCAAGGTGACTGGTCACGATAAAAACGCCCTGATAGACGCTGCCAAGCGAGAAGGCATGACCCTTTCCGCCTTTCTCACCTATACCGCCTGGGAGTTCATCCGTTCCGAGAAGTCTCTCCCCCCAGCCCCCGCACCCCATCCAAAGCCCACCCCTGACCAGTACCTCAGGGAATATCTTTTGGGGGAAAGGGTGATAATGCCCTGCGGAAGAGAACAGTGCGACATGAAAATCATCACCTTTGATGGTGCTGAGTTCTGCCAGACCTGCTCTTTCCGTATCGCCTAGTCCCCCCACATTTGGCTGAGCGTCGGTCTAATCGGCTTTACTCCCCTGCGTCTTTGCTCCGCAGCCAACTGTCTGCTAGTCAGTCCAGCCCATACCCCATGCATGTCAGCAGGTGGGAACTCCAGGGCATACTCCAGGCACTGAGGCTTTACTGGGCACTCCCTACAGATGGCTCTTGCCTGTGCGATGTAGGTAATATCCTTGTGTTCCTTGGGGAACATGAGTTGGGTCAGTCCCTTGCATGCTGCATAGTCAAACCAGTTTGAATCTGGTATATCAATAGATTTATCTGGTTGGGGAACTTTCTTCTGGGTATCTTTATCTGACATCTTCCCCCCAGGGTCTTTGTCTCCCTATGGTGTTCTCTCCCTCTATGGGAATGACACGGGATTCAGAAACATTGAAAGAACTAAGCGCGCCCATCACTTCTTCCTCGTAGTCTTCGGTCTTGCTGGGGCAGACTTGATGGGGACGACCTTCTCCGTGGTGCCAGTCTCCTGGGAGAGGGTATGGAAAGGGCTCCCCGTGTTTGGGTCCAACTTGGCTGCCGTCCAGAGGGCTTTAAGAAGCGCCGCCTTGGCCTGTTGGAGATTCATGCCCTTCTTGGGGGACAGGACGCTCAGTGCCCCCAGTGCATAGGGGGCGCCAGAGCCAGCCGCATACATTCCACTGGCCTCGGAGGTCCAGGAGTAGTCATTCTCTATCAGGTAGATAGTCGCATTAACGACCACGATGATTGTGGAGTTTTGCTCGCTGGAGTGGTCCTTATTGTCCTTCCCATCAGGGACGGAATACCCGTAAGTATCAAAGCACTCGGTTAGTGCTGGGATAAATTTAGCAGTAATGAAGGAGTCAAGTTTCTTTCCTCTTGCCTCCTGGGGTGGGGCAGGGGGAGCAAAGGCATGGTGAAGCAGATTGATTGCCCGCATGTCTCCCGCCGCCCCCAGGATGTACTTCCCATTGGTTGCTATCTTCGCAGAACCAGAGGCGAGATTGGATATCTGGTAAGGGTTGCCCGAATTGTCAAAAGAGGTGATTTGGGTATCGGCTCCCACGACGGCATATCCGTCGCCTTGGATACCGACGAGCGTTGTCACTTCTTCGGCTTTTTGGACCCGTACTCGTGACCACGGAACATGGTCCAACCGTCATAGATGACAGCCACCTCGTAGGAGAACTTATGCTCTCCTGTGTCCTCAAAGGTGACTACTCCCACGCCTTGCTGCCAGTTCTCGTGTCTGGTGAGTGGGCGCCCGTCAAGGTCTACGCCACCCTTCGTGGATGGGATAGCACCGTCAATACGGGCGAGACACCCTGGGGATGCTGCCATGACGGTCTTTGGTCCCTCGTAGTCCTCGCGGGTCTTGAAGGCGGTCTCAATGCGGTGGATGTGCCCGTAGATAACCGACACCTTCTCGGCATTGAGATATACATGGGCGGTTGACCCAGAAGACTTCACGCGGTCGCCGTGGATGATTTTCAGTTTCTTGTTAATCCAGAAATCCGCCGCTGGGTATCCAGGCTTGTATTCCACGCCAAATTCGTCCATTCGGCAGAGATAGGGAACTGATAGCACTGGCCAGGATTCTGGGGCATTGCCCTTCCTGAGTCCATAGGCCGCCGTGGCGTTCTGGACCAGGTACTTGGGCATGCGCTCCTCGTGGTTACCAGCCAGCCACACAATCTTTGCGTGAGGGGCGGCTTCCCGCATCTGGGCACAGAACAGGGTGGCTCGGTCAATGGAAGCCTGGGTGGTCTGGGCGTAGGCTGGGTAGGTGATGTACTTGCCCATCTCTGGGAGGTCAAGGTTGTCACCGACGCAGGCAATCACCTCTGGCTTGAGGTCACGAATCATCGCCAAGCAGATGTCAATAGCGGACTCGTCGTGGGTCGGCTCCAGGGTTCCATCAAAGTTACGGTAGTAACCAATCTGTATATCAGGGACGATAACGCAGGTTTTGTAACCTGTCTTCTTGACTGGTTTTGTCGTTGACTTTGGTAGTTGTACGGGCTTGCCCTGTTGGACGACGGGCCACTCTGGACCAGACTCCCATTTGGGAGAAAACTGGATTGCGGTGAGGTCTTGGACCTCTGCCTCCCCGAGGTCGTTCTTGATGATGGACTGGTAGACCGACACCCTCTTGATGTCGCCAATCTCATCAAGGGAGATGTTCTTGCGAGCGAGCATCTCGGCAATACCGCCGAGCACGTCCTTCTTGGACTGCTCTTTCTTTTTTTCTTCAGACAGGGAAGTGAACTTCCCCTTCAGGTTCTCAGCCATTGATGCACTCACATCCATTCTCGGAGTTAAAACAATTCTGGCGTACCCGCCTGAGAGTGGTATCACTCACTGGATGGCCCTCGGACTTTAGTACACGAACTATCTGGGTTGCCTGAATGTCACTTCGCATAACCTGAATAAAGGCTTGCTTGGTCTCTTCGTCAAGTGTTTTCATCATATTTCCCACAACACAGCCCTTTTTAACCTGAGGCTGGTCATTGAGTCCTATCAACTTGTCTTTCAGCATTTGTCCTCCTTGTGTGCCGTGAGGATACACACACTATCCACAGGGCGCAAGCATGCTAGTGTCACCGTGTGCGCCTATGGAGGAACGCCTGTGAAGAATGACAATAAATCTTCTGAAGTCAAGAAGGCGCTTTCATCCCTCGGCGTATTCCAGAACAAGCCAGGGGAACTGGAAAAGGTCATGATGATGCTGGACCAGCAGAAACTCCTGCACTACTCATCTGGTGGAGAGGTGCAACTGTTCTCCACGGCTGGCAGGGTTCTTTACACATTGATGGGCGACCCCACGATGACCGTGCGTTCTTTGGCGGTTTACCTCAATCTGAGCGAGAACATGATTGAGAGAACGCTCAAATCCCTAATGACAGAAGGTCTGATTACAAAGACAAAACACGACCGCAAAAATGTCTATAGTTTCAATAAAGAAATAATCAAAAATCACCCTGATATACAGAGGCTTGAGACCATTATCACACTACTAAATATCCTAGAAAGTAGCGAAGAAGAACCCTTCTAGATAGCCTTTATCTCGTGATGAAAGCAATCAAGAAGCCAGCATTGCCACAACCAAACTTTAGGTATGGCAGCAGGTCGTATGTACTGCTTTCCTACGCCAAGTTCAAGCGTGAAGCCTTCGGCATTGAAGATGTCAGGAAGTTCAGTTACCGATTTGATGATGCTTGGTCAATCAAGCAGAGCATCAAGACACTCATCAGCAATGGCTCACTAGAACAAGTGTCTAGTGATTCTTGGAAGATTACGCCTAAGGGCGTCCAGCAGGTTTATGATTTTGCTGCCAGGAATCAAGTCATTAAGATGCAGGCTCAGCAGAATTCCGCCCCACAAACCAAGCGTTAAAAACTTCGTCCGTCAGGGGCATGAACCACAACTGGGCGGCATCAAGGTCTCGCTTGCTCCCAGAGAGCGTCCAGCAGATTGTCAGGGCTTCTGATGCAGGGCAGGTGCCGACATTGCACTCCATCCCGAACCTGTCCACGAACCACTGAACGACGCACCCGTGCTCCTCAGAGGTGCAGTCCCCGATATTAGGGCAGTCCACATGGGTGGCTACGAGTTCAGTCCTGTCAATCTTCAGGTGGACGACATGGCCGTCGTTGTGCCACACCATCTCATTGGGGTTTTCCATGTCTAGACCCTACACCACCGAACTTCAGTTAGATTTAGGTTTTTTAGTATATCCCTAAACAGGAGGCGGTGGCTAAGCCTATTTTATACGAAGTTACTCGGCTCCCTTGTCAACCCTGTTGAAGACCTCGTTGATTTCGTCAACGTCAAGTTTTCCATCATCAAGGAAGGCGCGGGCCAGGCCCTCTACGACTGTGGCGACTCCGCCAACACCAGCCATGAGGACAGCCTTCCAAAGTTCAACACCAGCGACCGCACCAGCGCCGACGACGCTCAGACCAGACGCCGCAAAGACGGCAAGGATTCTCAGTGTAATGGTTTTCATTTCACACCCCCAAGTGTGTTATTTATTCAAACTCACCACGGGCGTGGTCAGCGATGTGTTCGTCAATTTTTGACTCAATTCTGTCAAGTGAAGAAACCACAAGGTCATGGTCACTTCTATTTTCTCTGCGCATCTTGTTTATGAGAGCAGCGGTAATTGTGCCGCTTGCTGCGATTACCGCAATCACTATTCCCTCGGTCAACACCATCACCACCCGTAACGAAGCAGTTTTTACTGCTCATTGATTTTATCACGACGGCAAGTGCCACCCTGTCATTAGTAGGCACAATGGATGGTAGAATTATCCCTGGGGGTGTGTATGCGCCAAAACTTTACTAGGTTTCTGATTGTATTTTTCCCTGCGCTGTTTTGCTTTCTCACGCTTTGCGCAACTCAAGTGTCGGCGGCCAATCTTCTAGTCAATGGAAGTTTTACCGCTGGAGGCGGAGGCTGGAGCGGAGGAAACAACGCATCTTGCATTGGTGGAGTTCCCTCCATAGGTGGCTGGGAGCAGAACGCTCTCAAGTTTTCTTACGTGACTAACACGGTTTCCCAGAGTGTGACAATAAGCACACCAGGAATTGTTACCTTCAGTTACACAGTCAAGGATGGCGTGGAGCCGTGGGCCCGTGGTGCCTATCAGGTCGTAGTGCAGGACTCAAATGAGGCTTTTTATTCTGGATGGGTTCTGGCCCCAGAGGAGTCACAGACGTTTTCCCATTCAGTGGAGACCACGCAACCTAATGAGACCGTGACAGTTTTTATCACTGGTAGCGATAATGGTCTCTATTGGGCTGGTTGTTACGGCCCGTCCTTCACCAATGCTTCACTTTTTCACGAAGTCGTTCTCCCGCCGCCACCACCGAACAGTGCATGGATTGAACTCACGGAAGGGTCTATGGGAAATCTGTCTGCGCCAGAGGGTCATGTGTTTACAGAAATAGTTTTTGCCAGTTATGGCTCCCCCAACGGAGCGTCTGGCTCCTACAGCGTTGGTATATGTAATGCACAATCAAGCGAAGAAATAGTTGCGTCCGCAATCATTGGAAACAATAATGCTGACCTTTTTGCGAACAACGGGGTCTTTGGTGACCCATGCCCTGGGGTTTACAAGAAACTCTATGTTTTGGCCCTGTATGCGCCAGTTCCCACCACGACATTGCCCCCGACAACGACGACGATTCCGCCTACTACAACCGTTCCCCCAACCACGACTCTTCCTCCAACTACCACCCTACCCCCAACCACAACGGTTCCTCCTGTGACGACAACCGTTCCAGAGACGACTATTCCCCCAACTACGACCACTGCTCCAGAGACAACAACAACAATTACAGAAACCACCATTCCAGAAATTACTGAAAACATCTCTCCAGAGGAAGCGTTGAGTGTCGCGGTGTCTGCCACTGCGCTGGTGTCCCTGAGCCCAGATGAAGCCGCAGAAGTATTTGACGCGATTGACACGGATGAAATTACAGAGGAAGAGGCTGCGCAAATAGTCGCGGCTGTCCAAAATGCCCCAGAAGAAATCAAGGAGGCCTTTGAGGATGAAGTGAATGTCTACGGAGGAAAGTTTGACAACTACGTTCCAGTCGGTTCGGCTGTGTCTGTTGGTACTCGTAGGGCTGTGGTCGCTGCTGGTGCTGTACTATCTTCATTGCCCACTGCTGCATCTAATGCATCCAGTGGCTCTGGTGGGAAAAGAAAATAATGAGGTGTGAAGAACATGTTCAAGTTTGTTAAGGAATTCCACGCCCTTGCGTGGACGCTGGCTGGCACTGCCCTAGTGCTGATTACCCTTTCTGGGGATACAAGAAACCAGGCCCTATGGATTAGCGGCATTGCGCTGGCTATCCACCTTGTGGGCGTGGCTCTCAGTAAAGACAAAGACTAACGATATTTCCTGCGCTTTTTGCGCATTTTCTTGCTTTGTCGCTGATTGAAGTAGGGGTCTTTCTTTCGTTTCTCGGGGAGTGGCTCGCCAAGAAACTCGTACATCACTTGTAAGTGGTCGTGTTGTATGAATACATTTCCTGGAATGTTGCCCCCCACAACACCTGCACATCGGTAATGGCACATAGGTTGCCGCCAGTACTACCTCTTTGCACCAAAGAAACATTCACGTCAAAATAAGGCATACCAAAAACAGTTCCTCTTGTCCAGTCATCAAGACTTGACATTGACCATGTCTCGTTCCATGTCACGCCATTGACCGACGGAATATCTGTTGAATCAGACAGCCTTCTTGAAATGAAGGGCTCACTATTGTGGCTAGAGAGGTTTGTGCCAGAGGGAAATGTCCCTCTTTGTGTTCCGCTGCCATTCCTGTATGCATCAGCAACATTGTCGTACATAAAAAGCCAGTTATCAGTTCTAAAAGTATGACGGCTTCTAAAGTCACGCATATTAAGAACTGCTGTATTGATAATTAAACCACTTTGCTCTTGACCAAGAGTAACCATGCTGTTGAAGTTATTCCCAGTATTTCCAGCGTAGACAATGTTTGCAATTATTCCTTCACTTACAAAAAATCGCGCCCATACTTCACAGTATTTTGTGGTTACAACACTACCAATAGACCAAGAAGTATCCGAGTCGTTATCAAAAGCCCTTGAAGCCGATGATTGGAAAACCGCCTCCGATGGTTTCTGGTATCCGTTCTCGGTGGCATTGTATAGCGGGCTTATGTATGAAGGGGCGTTGTAGGTTCTTGACCTATCGTCCCATGTAGTGACTGTTGTTGTCTGTAGCGCTGGCAATGTGAAGTTCGGGGTCTGGTATGAAGAAGTTTGCCCGTCAACATCGGTAATCGTGAATATGGCGTGTACTTCCTGCCCCCAATGAGTTTGGTAAGTGTTGTAGTCAAGGGTAAACGAACCATTTGTGGAGTTGGTTGCCGTGTAGTTGCTGCTCGTGATAAGAATTGAACTTGGTGACGCCCTGTGCAGGGTCACGTTCCATGTGCCAGCGGCAAAGTCGTTACTCAGGTTTGCCGTCCAGTTGACAGTTCTAAATGTCGCTGTTTGAGTGCTTTGCGCGGAATATGAAGAAACTTCTGGTGTTGTCGCCGTGGGCGTGGCTTCAAATGACGGAAGAGGTCTAATTGGGGTGAATGCTGATGCCGCACCAGAACCAGCACCATTGACGGCACGTATTCCAACACTGTAAGTGCTTGAGTTGAGTAAGCCAGCGATACTTATTGGAGAAGATGTTGATGCAGGACTTAGAGCAGTCCACGATGAACCGCCGTTTGTGCTGTATTCGTAGTTTGTTATTTCATTTCCGCCATTGCTTGCTGGCGCAGAAAAAGACACGTTGACAACTGGTGGATTTATTCCGCCGCCACTATTAGTCACCAGAACAGACTGCGGTGCAGACGGGGTTGTCCTGGGTGTTCCGCTGAGCATGTTGGAATTCTGGCCAAGGCCCTCAATATTTATGGCTCGTATGATGACTTGATATGTAGTGCCATTGTTTAGTTCGCTTACCAGTATTGGAGACGACGTTGCAGCAGGGGACCTTGTCGTCCAATTTGCACCGTTATCAAGTGAGTATTGGTAGTTGGTGATAGGTCTTCCACCATCTGATACTGGAGCAGTGAACGCTATTGATAGCGTGCCGTCTCCAGGAGTAACAGAGGTGATAGTTGGGGCACCAGGCGGTGCGTCTGTTGACTGACCCGCTATGGCTCCAAGCCTGCGGAACATTATTAATCCGCCAAGTTGCCAGTAAGCAACCACTCATTGGTGTCTAACTTGACCACCGAGGCACTTGAGTATTGGGTTTTGATGTTCTTTCTGCTCGTGTCTGATAGAATCGTGACACCAGACCCTTCAGCAAAAGTCACAGTTCCAGTGCCATAGCGAACAACATAAATCTCTGTACCAGTAGCGAATGCAACAGTTCCATTATCTGGAACGGTCAGTGTAACTGCGGATGATGAATTGACTCTTAGCATCTTTCCATAGTGAACTAGGGCTAACGTCGTATTGGTGGTGATGCTAGTAATTTCAACTGGACCGAGTTTGGCGGATGTAACCGCCTGGTCAGCAATCTTGGCAGTAGTGACATTGAGGTTTCTGATGGTTGCCGTAGTTACTGCTTCAGAAGACGCTGTTTGGTTAAGTTTTGCTGTGGTAATTGAGCCATCAGCAATAATCGCCGTCTGGGCGGTCCATGCGCTTCCGTCCCAGATATAGAGGGCTTCTTCGTCCTCTGCGAAGATGACTCTTCCAACAAACTTTCTAGATGGATTGGCCGTAAAAAAAGTATCTGCGGCAGCAATATCTGCGAAGTTACAAATAACCTGGTCCATGAAGTAGCCGTTGACATCAGCCGCTGTAAGCACCTCAGACGGTGTAAATGTTTTGGCACCAAGACCAGCCATGAAAGCCTCTATTCCTTAGGAGAATTGAACCAATTTTACTTCAGTGATGCCTCACCAAATGTAAATAGTTGGCTTACTTACCCTTCTTGGCGGCTGCAAAGTAAGCGAGCAGGTCCTTTGACGGCTGTGGCAGGCTGTCGCCAACTGCGTACTGCCAGTGCCATGCCTCAAACTCTGGGTTCTTTGGGTCGGAGACCTGCAGGTAGAAGCCGTACTTGGGAGCGTTGTCGCACATCCACTGCATCACCTTCGGGTCAGAAGCAAGGGAAACAACCTTGCCCTTCTTTTTCACTCCTAAATCAATCGCCAAACCCATGCCATGATTGGAAAATCCAGGGGTTCCCGAGGGTGATTTCCCCTTCTTGAGGAACCAGGTCTTTCCCTCAAACTTGCGCGTCACCGTGGGCTTGCGGCCCGTGTCGGTCTGCGAGTAGCGGTCCATGAACATGGACAACTGACCCTCATACGGGCGGTAGTCACCGATGTTGGCGAGTTCAATGCCAGCCTTCTTTGCCTCGGCATTCATGATGTCAAAGGCAAAAGTCGCCCAGTGGTACATCCTTCCGCCAATTGCCGTCTTCTTGAGAAGATTGGCTGGGAGTTTCCCGTTCTGGACCTTTGCGAGTTCCTTGGGGAGTACGAGTTTTATTGAGGGGTATTTCATGCTCTTATTTTAGCATTCAGGCTGGTTTGGCTGGGGCAACCCAGACCACTGCTGGTTCCCAGCCGTCTGTAGCGTCCCTTAACTCTTGACGATACGCAGCCCATGCTGCCTTATCTACCGTGGCGTCTGGGAGTTGCGTCCAGTCTGATTCTGCAAGCAAGCGATTACGCTCGCTGCGCATACGACTGCGGAGTTCATCTGCATCTGGCTCTTCACCAAAGCCAGCAAAGTAAAGAATAACTTCCATTTACGCTCCCAAGAATGTTATTGCAAACCAAGTACGAGAAGGCACGGAAGCCCCAAGAATGTTCAAAGCACCACCAGAGTTTTGATAACTATCCAATGTCAAGACATCGGTAGCCACACAATAAACAATGGCAGATAGATTGACTATTGTTGCAAAAACAGAACCAGCACTAGGTATAAAAACATATGTTAGGTTTGTGCCGTT